TAATTTCTTTTTCTTCAGATACTTCTTCTTCTGAATCCTCTACAAGCTCTAACTCACTCTCCTTTTCTTCTTCTTCTGTAACCGCTTCTGAGCCCTCTTCTACTTTATTTTCAGCAGGGGGTTCTTCAACGGACTTTTCTTCATCTTTAGATTCGGATTGAGTCTCTACTTGTTTTTCTTTTTGTTCCCTTAAATCAATCTTAATAACGTTGTCTTCCTCAGATTCAACATATTTTTTTGGTTTAGGAACCTTTTTATTTTCTTTTTTTTCTATAGAAGCTTCTTCTTTAGGAACTTCTTTCTCTTTAGAGGCTTCCTTTGTAGGAGTTTCCTCTTTTGTCTCAGCCGAAGGTGTCTCTATGACTTCCTCAACTTTTTCGTCTTTTTTTGCCATGATAAAATATTATAAAATTAATAAATAAATACTATTTTGGTTCGAAAACCTCCATATTGAATCCACTACCCATAGTATCATTGCCAGCAGATTCAAACTCTTGTTCCCCAACTCTATCTTTTCTTTGTTCAAGCAATTTTGATTGTTGGGATGCTTGTATTTTAGTTCTTTCGTCTTTACGATCTTCTTTGTATTTTTCTTTGTCATTAAGGGTTTGACTCTCCCTCTCTTTTAAAGCTATATTTAAATCAAACTCAAATTTCATTAACTCTTTTTTCAAGTCTTTTTCTTTAGCCATTTTCTGAATTTCTAATTCATTTTCAGCAGTAGCTAATTCAACTTTTTGAGCATTTATTGCTTGGTTCTTTTGAATTTCAGCTTGAGCTGCAGCTTGAGTGTTTTGGGCATTAGCTTCAGATTGCGCTTTTATATTTTGTTGTTGCATTTGCTGATCTGTCTCTAGCTTCTTCTTTCTTCTTATTTTCAATAACTGATTAGCTAATTTTAAGTTTTTAATTTCCCTAATATCAATAGCATCCTCTAAATATATTTGGTCTTTACCAAGAGCTTGTTGAATATTATTTTCTAAAAGCTGTTTTTCTTCATCATCAGGAGCTAACTCAATGTAGATACCGAAATCATGTAAATGCATATTTTGTATATCTTCTAATGTACCTACATTAAATCTCCCTATAGAAGAAATAAAAGCATCTTTAGTAGGTGAAAATTCTAACACATCAGAGATCCTTAAACTTATTGCTTCTGCAATTTTTGCCGTAAGAAACAAACTTGATTGAAGTATGTGCCTAGTGGCTGTATTTGAATTTGCCGCTGCCATTTTTTGTATACCAACTAAAGAAAATTTATCAGGGACACTGCCATCTCTTGCCTCATTTAATCCGGTTACATCCCTAATCATTTGTACATAATAATTATAAGTATTTATAAGTGAACTTATTTTATTATTCCCCCCATTTGAAGTTAATTCTTGTATAGGAACTTTCCCGGGATTCATATCCCCTTCTTGTGTCATGCTCCTACCAATAACCGAACCGGTTTGGAAAAACATATTTAATGCCTCTTGTGGATTATAATTAGTTCCATTTCCTAAATCTATTTCAGCGAGGCCATCAGCATCTAAATATACACCATCTGGAATCATCCTAGATAATACTTGCTGTAACTTTAGGTGGGTTAACTGAATCATATCGGCAAATCCTGTTATTCTACTAACTAAAGATTCGATTTTACCCTTATACATTCTGGGTGCAACTACATTATAATTCATCATTACTTTTGTAGTATCACTTTTAGGGCGGATCATATTTTTAGATAATTCCCATTTAAGCATTTTTCTAACACCTAAAACAAAAGCCCCATCATATACCACTTCTACTGATCTAGATTCTTTAGCAAAATATTCTAGAGCATCTTCAGGAGGATTAAATTGATCATCTTTTAAAATCGCTTTTTCAGCACCTGTAGCTAATTCTTTAATTTTATATACTTCATTATTATATGTTTTATAATTGAAATATAAAATTTGTATTGTATTTTTATCTAAAGCACTATCTTCATTTAAATATCTATTATATGCAGATGATGATTGAGTCCCTTGTTTAGTTAACTCTTTTAAATCTTCGTCTGTTAATTCAGGAAATTCCCTTTTTAATTCATTTATAGTAACATTCTTAACCTCCCCTACATAATATATATCATCAAAGTAAGGTGAATTAGTATAAGAATATATAATATCAGCGGGATCTACATAAGTAACTTTAATACCTTCTGATTTATTAAAGTTATTTTTTAAACAAGAAATTCCTAAAACTGTTAAATCATAGTTTAACCTTCTTTTTGTTAAATCATAATTATTACTATTAAGTATAGAAGAGATAGCTTGTTCTTCAGCAATTTCAATAGCTTGTTTATAATTAAGTTGCATATGAAGAGATAGTTCATCTTCATTTTCAGGAAGAGTATCAGGGTCATGATTATACACATTAACACCTAATTGTTGTTGAATTAAGTCTGACATTTCTTTTGTTTGCATATCTGACATAACACTTTCCACATAATCTGTTCTTTCTTTGACAGAAGACGGATCTTGTGAAAAGGCTTTTATATCAAATACCCTATCAGACATACCATTAACAACTATATCTACGAATTTTGGTATAATTGGCACAGGTTTCCAATCTAAATTTAAATATGATAAATCCCCATTTATGGATAATTCATCTTTATATTTTTTTATTGATTGTTCTCCCCTTGCGTAAAGTCTAAGTCTATGAAATTCATCCCTGTTGGAGGAAAATCTATTCGCCCCGGAATCTTTTTTAAACCACTCGTGTTCAATAGCTGTCGCTACTTTAAGACCGTATTCTAAACTTGCTTTATCAGCGTCACTAGCTATTTGACTAGGAAAAGAACTTTTTAAAATTGTTTCTGCCATGCTACTTAATTATTTGCGAATGCAACCCTTTATTATTATATCTTGAAATTTTTATATCCAATGATGGTGCTTCTCTTTTAGGTTTTGGATGATATAAATGTCTATTACAAGCCATAATTGCCAAACCTGAACTGATCGTTGCATCAAATTTGGTTCTTTTATTTATATCAAACCTAGCCCAATCATTTAACGTTTTATTAAAATAAATATTCCCGAAACCACCATCTGTTAGCCCTACATGCTTGTTTATATAGGTTTCTATAGCGGCCGCGTGAGCTTGTTTTATATCTTCTGATGTATTTGGTATTCCTCCAATTTCTCTTTCTGTTATAGATAATTTATTATATATTTTATCTGGCCTATTCATTGAAAACCCTCTATAACCTCTTCTTTTTAAATAATATAATAATCTTGGTTTATTATTTTCTGCTAATATTGGCATTCCATAATAAACTAGTGCCATTAAAACATCTTCAAAAAATATTTCCGCTGTTTGGGGTCTTGCAATATATTCTAAAAAGAAAGTATTTGCTGGTGCATCTTCCAAACTGAATTTAGTTAACCCATGAAGTGAGCCTTTAGAACCCAACCCATCTGTTGTCCCGGATATATCATAAGAATCACATCCAAAAGCCCCCATATGCTCATTCCCAGGATATTTATTACCATTTTTAACTATTATATTATTTTCTATATTTTTAGTAGGGCTCCAAGATATTAAAAATCTTCCATTGTTATTTGGTGTAAATAACACTTTTGTATCCTTTATTCCATTTTCCCAATTAAAAGATCCTTTTGTTATAAAACCTTTTCTTACTAAATCTTCATTATGATCTATCTGTTCATAAATCTTACTTAAATTAAATATTGAATTTTTAGTTTCGTCCCTAAAAGCGTGTTCCTCGGTTCTTGGGAATTGTCTATAATATTCGTTTAAGCCATCAGAGTCATGTTTTAATCCTTCAACTTCATTTTCCCAAAAATCAATAACTCCTGTATCTATAAGCTCGTTATCATACCCAAGGACTTCTTTTTTCGGAGTGTAGAAGACAGGGTGTCCATAAGAATCAAGGTATCCTTCGTAATTCCATTCCATAGGTACGAACAAACTATATAATCCCGAACTAGTTTGTCCATTTTTATTTCTTTTTGTGACATCTGAATCATAATAAAGTTTCTTAAAATTATCTCCACCTTTATCTAAAGCATTGGATGTTGAACCCATTAAACATTTTCCTATAATACGTCTACCTAATCTTAATGTGGTTTTCGTGACCCTCCAGTTGTTGAGGATGTTGTCGGGCCTCTCCCATTTTCCCGATTCATCGTGGGCGAGAAGTTGTAATTTCTCTCCATCGTATGAGTTGTCCCCAGTATTCTTCCAATCGATGGTTGTGTCCAACCCCTGTAATTCCTCTTTCGTGGTTCCGCTATTTTCCAGTTTCTTCCTGGTAAGCTTCGAGGCAGGGACTCTATATGCGAGTTCGGTCTTGGGACGGTCCATACCATCCTGGATCGGTTTGAAAAAGAAGGGGTAGTTAACTGATATTGGTACCACCTTGTCAGTAAACATTTTCTTCGCATCTGCTCCAGTCTTAGATAATATTCCAAATCTGGAATCAGAGGATATAGTGGCTTGGTGTACCAATTCTGAGGAGGCCATGAAGGAAAATCCCGATCTACGATTCTTAAGGTAGCACATTCCATAACACCTACTGTCGGCCAAACACGCTTCCCAAAAGATGAAGAAAAGTCTGTTTGCTTCTCGAAAGTCTGGCTTCCCAACATCAATCTTGGTCCACTGCAAGTACATATAATGAGAACCAGTAATATAAGTAGGGATATTTTTATTATAGAACCAAATCCCTTTCTCACGTTTTTCAAATTCCCCATCAATATATTCATGCCATTTATCTTTAAAAGTTTTTGGATATTCCTCCCAATCAAAAATAGTTCGTATTCGACCCAATTCTTTTGGGTATTCTTTTGGGATCCATTTATTATTATTATTATCTACTTTTTTTGGTTCAGAGGGTAAAGCAATTGATAAATTTTGAATTTCTACTATTTCGCCAATAGTACCATCTTTACTTATTACAATTACTTCGTGCTCCTTGTTATACCCATAGTTCCATTTTTTATGTCTGTTTAATCTTTTTATTACATTGGGTTTTATAGGGGTAATGACTTTTACTAACACTTGTTCATTCATTACTTAGACCTTTTTTCTGCAAACCCTCCAAAAGATTGTTTTTGTTCTATGGGTTTATCTTCCATGATGTTTTTTTCTGTTTCAATACGTGTTAAAATTTCAAACGCATCAAATATAGCTAACTTTTTAGTTGCTGCTGCATTTTTTAACCTATCGGCAGCTAAATCCTCTTCGGGATTATTTAAAATTATTTTTTCTTCAGCAACTTTAATTAATTCTTCTACAGCTTTATACCCAGCTTGGATTATACTCGACTTCATTTTTTTTCTTTCCATATTTAATTGATATTGAATTTATAGGTACTCTGTATAATTTTTCTTTGTCAATAATGAATTCATATTCACTATTTGGGGTAAAGCCTATTAAATCGTCGTTATTTAAATTAAAGTCTCTTAAATCGCTCCCTAGATGCTTTAAAACACCCACTAGAGGCTCTTCTTTATTAGTGTCTAAATAATTTTTACTATAAATAGGTTTCACAAAACAATATCCCGGAGGGGTATACCAAGTATTGTCCCTTTTATATAAAAAAATCTGATCAATATAACAAAAATATTTATTTTCTTTAAAATAATTACTACTGTCTTTTGCACGCCCTTTTATATCATAATATCTTCTAAATACATTATGATGAATTATCACTAAATCTCCTTTTTTTATAGGGGTAAAGTTATTTCTAGGAACTTCTATGACTTCAGCAGTTTTATTTACATGCTTAAAACTTTCAATTTTAGTATTTAATATTAAAGTTTTATTCCCTATCTTTTGCTTATTAGCATATCGTTCCCCAATAGGTTTTACTATAAAGTCATATAATGCAGGCATTAATATTCTAAATCAAATTCTACTGCTATAGCCATATGAGAGTTAAATTTTTTCCATGGTAATACT